CCGAGACCGCGCCAAAAATGCGGCTGCCGCTGCCGACCGTGAGCGTCGGCCCGTCGGCGTAGTAGGTGGAGATGAAGCTGATCGCCGAGCCGCTGTAGATCGCGGCCAGCGAGTAGGCGCCGATGCCCGATGTGGTCATGGCCCCAGGGGCGACATAGGTCAGCACGTTGCCGGCGTTCAACGAGTGCTGGCGCGCGCCATCGGACCACGCGCTGGGCGTCGTCACGTTGGCAGGGACCTCCTCGAGTTGCAGTCGTGTGACGAACATGTAGCTATCGCTGCTGCCGCTGTTGGTGTCGTACTTGCGGATGACGATGCGCGCGTAGGCGGCGCCGGCGGGTGCCGACGCGGCGGCGCTGGCACGGGTGAATGTGTCCAGCGTCTTGGCGTTGGCCTGCGGGTTGCTGACGACCTGACACAACATCAGCCCAGGCGTGCCGATCACGCTGCCTGCCGAGTCGAAGAAGTACTCGAACACCTCCACGGTTGCGCGGTGCGCCTGGATGTAGGCGCTGAGCACATAGCGCTTGGCCGCCGCCACCGGGATCTCTTTGGACGCCCATTGGAAATAGGCATTCGCTGTGCCGTTGCGCGCCCCCTGGCCCGCCCAAAATACGTTTGTCCATGGGTTCCCGGCCGGTGCCAGAGTCCATGTTGGGTTGAGGTTGACGCCGCTTCCCAGGTCCGGCGAAATCACGTTGCTGCCGTAGGCCCACCCATCCATCCCCGCTTCGAAGGCCGAGTTGTAGATTAGATTGACGCCGGTGGGGACGTAGCTGTTCATCAGCGTACTGTCTGCCGGCTGGCTCGTGATGTTTGCGCCCCACGTCGCGCCGGCGGTGGCGTTCAAATCGCCCGTGTAGGCGAAGTCGGCCAGCGTGCGCGGCGTGGCCGCGCTGCCGCTGATGATCAGTTGCCCGGACTGCACCAGGAACGCGACGTCACACCAGGCATTGGTGTCGCTGTCCACTGCGCCGTTATAGGCCTCGTAGCCGTTGCCCTCGCCGCATCCGCCGAAGCCGACCAGGACATATGCGGCGCGGTATTTGAACTGCGGCGAACCGTAGACCGCGCGCGATGCGCCGCAGCGGTACATCGCGGTGTCTAGACCCGCAGAGAGGCGGCTCGCCTGGGGTTCGTCGTAGCTGAACACGACGACGATGTAATCATTGCCGATGGCGTTCAGCGCGGCGGCCATCGCTGCGGGCTGCCCTGCGGTGTATAGGTTGTAAGTGCCTACCGATGTGACGGCGCCGCTGCTGCGCGCCACCTTGGCGACGCGATACATGTTGCTGCCGCCAGCGAGCACCGCGCCCGTGTCAGCGTCGTACAGCGCCGAGTCGGTGCCCGATGGGCGGCTGACATCGGCAAAGCCACGCGCAATGACGCGGAAAAGCCGTGTGTTGCCGTCGAGTGTGCGCCCGGCATCGGTGTAGCTCGGAGCCGTGGCGACGGCCGTGCTGTACACCGCCGGGTCGTACTCTGACAGCGGCAGCCGCCAGCGGCCTGGCCCCGTCATTTCCGGCGAGCCGGAGATGCGGAACAACTTGCCCACCAGGCCGACCGGGTGCGCCACGGTGATGACATCGCCCACCTCGTGCGCAATGCCGCCGTCGAACACCTCCATCGACGTGCTCAGGTCAGACAGGTAGAGCTTGTTCATCCGCTCGGTGGCCTCGCGCAACGCCTGGCCGTAGCGCTGCACGCCGGGCAGGCGCACGGTGCTAAGACGCCATGGCAGCGTGGTGCCGGCGCCGCTGCGCTGCGCGATGGCGCTGGCGTCGCGGTAAGGAATCTGGCTGGTGTCGGTGTAGACCACTTCGACCGCGGTGGGGCTGTTGCCAAGGTCGCGCAGTGTCAGCGCGTCGAGGGCCGCGATCTGCCCGCTGGAGTGCGCGTAGGTGGCTACGCTGGACGCGGTGGCGTCGGGCAGCAGTTTGACGCCGCCGCTGGTCGGCACCAGCCACACGCCGGCGTAGGCGCGCAGCGCCTCGGCCATGTCGGGCACCGGCACACCTTGGGAGAACGTGACGCCGATGCGCCGATGCGTTTCGCTCGGGCTGCCGACGAGCGCGTCATTGGCGTTGGCCGCGGTGATGACGCTGCTCCACAGCACCGGCACGCCGGCGCCGTAGAGGCTGCTGTACAGCCAGTCGGCCAATGCAAGACTCGGGTTCGTGCTGTAGGCCCAGGTGCTTGGCGTGGCCAGGCGGTGGCTTCCTGAGCCGCCGTTGGTGCTGTCCAGGCGCGGGTCGTACAGCTTGCGCCCTTGCACGCGTGAGCTGAAGTTGAGCTGCCCGTCGAAGTCGCGCGCGTTGATGGATACCACGCTGTAGGCGTAGCCGGCCAGCGTGTCGGTGTAGGTGATGCCCTGCGCCGCGAATGCCGCCACCAGCGTGGCGTCGGCCGTACCCTGGCTGCCGGTGTAGCTGGTGACGGTGGCGCTGCCTGGCAGCGCCTGGTCGTTCCATCTCAGCGTATCGACCAGGTTGCAGGCATGTGCCCACAGGCATTGCACCAGCAGGGTGTTGGGATCGGTGGCGTGGCGCAGCACGTTGAGGATGAGCGCGCTGACCCGATCCTCGCCATAGACCAGCGGGATCAGCGCGCGCGCACCGGCTGCCGCCAGCGTGCGCGGGCTGGCCGCGGCGTTGATCGCTGCCGCCGGCGGAATGGTGAGTCCGGCGAAGTTGAGCTTGGTGATGCCGGCCATTCGCCCTACACCTCCTGCAGCCGCACGCGCGCCTGCCACCAGCCCGGCATGCGCAGGTACTGCGGCGGTGCCGCGAAGCGCACGGTATAGGTCACAGCGTCTTCGGCCCACGTCAACGACACGTCCAGGTCCCGATTGGTCTGATAGAAGCTTTCGAGCGTGGACTTCTGGGCGTCGGTCAGCCAGTGATCGACCGTGAAGTCCATCTTCTCCGTGCTGTACAGCCGCCGCATCTTGAGCGTGCCGTTGGTGGCGCGCTGCGCATCCTGGCCGCCGTTGCGTACGGTGCTGCTGCTGCGCTGCGCATTGAGCGTGGGGTAGGCGGCCATCTATCGGCGCTCCAGTCGCATGTCGATCCCGTTGATGCGCAGCACGGTTCCGGCCGGCAGCATCTGGCCGAAGCCCGCGGCGGCGCCGACGAGCGTGCGCGGGCTCGAAACGAACTCGGCATAGTGCCGCAGCGCGATGCGTGCCTCGTGCGTCGTGAGCTGCGCGCTGGCCCCTACGGCATCGGCCAACCACACCACGTCTCCGGTGGCGGTGGCCGCGGCGTCGTAGCCGTAGATGGAGACGGCGATGTCCTGCACGCCCTGGCTCAGGATCAGGCCGCCGATGACATCATCGAGGTTGCCGATGATCAGCGTGCCGCTCACGCGCAGCGCCTCGACCATCAGGCCCTCGACGCGCACGTCGGCTGCCGTCCAGGTGTTGCCGTTCCAGCTGATGGTGCCGCCCGACGACCAGCGCTGTGCGGTGCTGAAGCCCATCTGCACCAGCAGCGCCGGGCGCTGCACCGGGCCTGAGACGGCGGTGGAAAGCGGGGACGAGAGTGCTCGCATAGGTCGGCGCTCAGTTGCTCTCGGCGCCCCAGTTCCAGCCGTTGTTCACTTCCGGCGGCGGGTAGTACTCAGGCAGCGGGGCCGACGCGGGCGGCCTTTGGGCGGCGATGATGCCGGTCTGCTCCTTGATTGCGTCGTAGACCGCCTGCGTCCAATAACCGACGTTGTTGATGGCGAGCACCTGGTCGGCGGCGCCGCCGGCGGCGAACAGCGCCGTAGCGCCGTTGCCGGCCGGCGCACCGGCCGCCGCGGCGGACAGCGTGCGCCCGGTCTCGGCCAGGAAGTCGGCCACGCCGGTGAAGGCCTGCGCCATGTCGAGCATGGCCACGAGCTGCTCCCGGCCGGTGTCGGTGTTGACATCCAGGCTGTCCATCAGCGCGCGGAACTCTTCGCGGCTGTTCACGTCCTTGGTGATGCCTACCGCCGCCAGCGCATCCTTGATCTCTCCGGCCTTCAGCCCCGCGATCTCATCGCGGCTGTAGTAGTCCTGCACGAACTGCAGCGCTTTCTTCGCCATGGCGTCCATGCCGCCGGCCATCTCTATCAGGCCCTCGCGCGCATCGATGCCCAGGCGCGCGACGCGCTCGAACACGCCGCCCATTTCGGCGAGGGTGTTGGAGAAGGTCTGCAGCCCGGCCAGGCGCGTGAGCGTGTCGGCCATGGTCTCGCCGGCCTTCTGGAACGCGCTGAGCGCGGCGCCGAAGCGGCCTGCCATGCCCTCGCCGAAGTCGGCGATGGCCTTGGTGATGACGGCCTCGATTTCCTTGTCGCCAAGGCCCTTGAGGCTCAGCTTGATCTGCTGGCTGTAGCCCTTGATCGCCTCGGCCGGCAGGCCCAGCACCTCTGCGTAGTGGCGCACCGTGGCGGACATGGCCATGGCGCCGGCGTCGAGTGTGGATTCGAGCGCCGGGTCCAACTCGCTGCGCTTGGTCTTGTCCTTGCGCAGCCACCCGCCCTTGTAGAACTGGTAGGCGTTGCCGGAGAAGTCGCCGCTCGCGTCGAACGTGCCCTGCAGCCCGGTGTCCTGCAGCTTGCGTCCGAACAGCTTCTTGCCGAGCATGTAGGCGCCGACCGCGGCGATGGCGTACGGGGCGATGGCGCCGACGCCCAGGCCGAGGCCCGCGCTGGCGCCGGCCATCGTGCCTTGGCCCAGCGCCGCGCCGGCGCCGGCCAGAAGGTCGCCGATGCCGGCGCCGCCGAGCGTGGCGCTGAAGCCGGCACCGGCCGACGCGCCGAAACCGCCGATGCCCCCGAGCAGGCTGCCGATGCTGCCGATATTGCCGGTGCCGCCGAGCACGCCGCCACCGCTGGCAGCGCCGGCCGGGCCGGTAAGGAACGCCGATGCGGCCGTGGCCGCCGGCATCAGCACCGGGCGCAAAACCAGCGTGCGGAACAGGCCCTGCAGGTAGCCTGCGAGGTTCTTGCCGCCGGTCATCAATGCGTCGGCCAGCGATTGCCCCATCTGATCGACGGTGCGCTGCCAGTCGGCTTGCAGCCCTTCCATAAGCTTCTGGTCGTCTTTTGCAATGGCCTCGTTGGCTGCGTTGTGTGCGCGCTCGTATTCCTCCCACACGGCGCGCGCCTGAAGCTCGCGACCATCCATGCGCTTCTTCTCTGCTGCATCAATATCCTCATTGATCTTGTTGTGCTCGCGCTCGGCCTGCTCTTTACGCGCCAAATCCTGTAGTGGTCGATTTGCCATGCGATCTCTTTCCGCATCGGCCAGCTTCTTGGTCTCGGCCGCGGCCTTCTTCGCGGCCTCGCTCTGCGCCAGCATCTTGCGCATCAAATCGTCGGCGGCCTGGGCTGCGAGGCGCTGCTGCTTGGCCCATTCGGCCGACTTCTCGGCCACGGCCGCGGCGCTGCCGGTCCAGACGCCTTTGATCATGTCCGAAGTGCTGCCGATCCCTTGCTTGATGTCGTCGAAGCTGGCCCGGAGAGCCTCCGAGGCGCCTTCCCTTCCTCCGCCGCCGAGCAGTTGCGCCACCGCCGACGCTGCCCCGCCGATGCCTTTGCCGAACACGTTGAGTATCTCGGCGCCGCCCGCCACCAGGCTGAACAAGCCCTTCAGCGCCGTCGCCAGCACTTCGACTCCGCGCTCCATGCGTTCGGTTTCGGTGCGGGATTCGAGCAGTGCGCCGGCGAAGGCATTCATGCTCGGCAGCAGTTGCGCGATGGCCTGCGTAGCCAGGCCCTTCGATGCCAGGCCGAGCAGTTCGAGCGTGTCGTTGAACTTCTCCGCGGCCTGGCCGGTTTCGGTGCTGATGGCCAGGCCAAGCTTGCGCGCCATGGCCTCCATCTCCTCGAGGCCTTTGCTTCCGGCATTGAGCAGCGGGATCATGTTGGCGCCCATCTTCTCGCCCCAGATGCCAACCGCCGCGGCAGCCTTGGCGGTGCCGTCCGCCATGCCTTCGAACTTGTCGGCGATCTGGCCCAGCGCCTCGCGCGTGTCCTTGGTGGTGATGCCCATGGCCTGCAGCGTGTCGTTGCCCTTGACGAGTTCGCTCGACAGCTTGGACATCGATTTCTGCAGGGCCTCGACGCCGCCGGCGCCGGCCTGCTGATAGGCCAGCGTCAGGCCGGCGATCTTGTCGGTGGCGACGCCGGTCTTCTGTGCGAGCTTGCTGGCTTCGTCGGCGGCGTCGATTGCGCCCCTGATCCATCCGGTGAAGGCGCCGACCGACAGGCCCACGCCGAGCGTTGCGAAGACAGTGCCTACGCCCTTGATGGTCGATTGGATGCTCGTCGCCGCATCGCCGACGATGCTCTTGGCCTGGGCCATGTCCTGCCGCAGCCGCGCCAGGTCGGCATACATCTGGATTTCGAGCGCGCCCAGCGTAGCCATGTGTCAATGCCCCTTTGCGGTTGCGTCCGCCGATGCGGCCAGCGCGGCGCGGTCCATGTCCAACAGCGTCTCGGCCTCCCACGGGCTCAGGCGCACGCCCGTCAACTGCTGCCAGGCGACGATCTCGCTGGGCAGGATCGGGCCAGGCTGCATGCCGGCGTGGCGCGCGCTGTTGAGCGCGACGAAGGTCTCCCACAGCGGCGCGGCCTCGCGCGGCGGCCGGCTGCGCAGCATGGGGTCCGGCACCATGCCGGATGCGGCAGCGGCCTGCAGGTGCTGGCGCAGTGTGCTGCCGTCTGGCTGGCGGGCGGACAGCCGCATCTGCGCCTCGGCGTGCTCGATCAGTTGGCCGCGCAGGCCCGCGTAAAAAGCTCGCGTTCCTGCAGCGCGGCCCCCACCTGGTCGCGCAGCCAGCGGCGCTTGGGGTCGGCGTACAGGCGCCGCGCCGCGTCGCGGCTGTAGGGCAGCGAGGCGCCGGACCAACCGAGCGTGCAGGCCACCAGTTGCTCGAGATCGTCGGCGTCGTCGTCCTCGGGGTCGGTGGTCGGCAGCTTGCCGGTTTTCGCCAGAGCCGCGCGCAGGCGCCGGCTCTTGGCGTAGGCGAGGCGCTTTCGGTCGGGGTGCTCGGGCCCGGCCAGAGTGACGGTCATCGGCGTGGGCGCGCCGGTGGTCGGGTCTTTGATGCGCACGTCGGCGCTGGTGACGTCCTCGAAGGCATCGAGATCGAGCGTTGAGGCGGTGGTGGTGTCTTGGTCCATGGGGCTTCTCATTGCTTGTGCCCTTGCCCAGGCCGCCGCCGCTCCCGCTGAGAAGGGGAACCAGGCGCAGCGGCGGCCGGGTAGGTGCTCGGTGGTTACGGGGCGGCGCTGTCGTGGATGGTGATCGTCGTCATCTCGTTGGCAATGCCGGCGCCGCCGGTGGTGGGCAGCAAAGCCTGGAAGGGCACCGTCGCCACCAGGCCGGCCTCGCCATCGCTGAGCGTGTGGCCGTTGGCCTTGACGCGCGGCAGCGCGATCGAGAGGAAGTTGCTGCCGGCGGTGTTGTCTGACGTGAGCGCGAGCAGGATCTCGAACTCAGTCTCGTTGATGAAGTTGTCCCGCAGCGTGATGGAATCGAAATACGCCGTCGCCTGGCCGCTGACCAGGACGCGCCCAGGGAACAGCGTGGGCACGACATTGGCGCCCACCACGGGATCGCCGCTGCGGTTGCTTTCCACCTTGAGCGACAGGCCTGTGAGCGAGGCCACCACGGTGCCGCCGACCAGGAGCAGGCCGTTCACGGCTGCCATCAGGCCCGTGGTGGTGGCCGCGGTGGGGCTGGTGAAATACTGGCTGGCAGCCGTGGTGACGCCCTGGCCGACGATGCCGATGCCCAGCGTGGACAGGCCCGAGGCCGGCAACTGGAAGTCCAGGCCGCTGGGCTGGCATCCGGTGTAGACCTCGCTCTGCACCAAGTCGCCGAACCAGTGTTCGACGCTGAAGCTCTTGTTGGTGTGGCCGGTGGTGGGCACCCAGGTGACCTTGCCGGGCAGCGTGACGGTGGCGCTGGTGATCGGGCCTTCGGCGACGAGCGCGCTGCCATTGAGCACGCGCACCGTCAGCACGGTGGCGGTCACGCCGGTGACGAGCAGGTTCTTGTTCAGGTTTGCGGCGTTGAAGCCGCCCGCCGTGAGGCGCACTACCTGGCCCTTCTTGATGCCGGCGGCGAGGAAGTCGCCCGCGCTGCGCGTCAGGGTGTACGGACCCGACCCGGCGATGGTGATGGTGAGAGCCGTCATCGCGGTGATGGCCGCGAAGTCGCGGCGCAGCGCGGCGGCCATAAAGTCGGCATAGGTGCCGGGCGAGACTTCGCCATTGATCGTGCCCTGCACGCGCCGCACGCCGTGGCGCATGTCCGACATCTGCTGATCGGTGCGAATCTCGTTCGACTGGTACGTGTCCTTGCTGAGGCTGATGTCGCTGGTGACGCGCCGCAGCGACTGCGCGCCCGAGGCGCCGGGCGCTGTGCCGTAGGTGGACTCGACCTTGTAGGCGAGCTGCTTGAATACGCCGGATGCTGCGGGCATGGTGGGCCTCTATGAAAAACGTCCGCGCAATGCGGGCTGGTTGGAGATGGGCGTGGCGCTCATGTCTCGTGCCACACGATCAGGAAATCGGCTGCCACCACGTGGGCGTGCAGCTCGGAGTCGAAGTCGTCGCCATGCGTCCAGTCGCGTACCACCGACGTGACCGTGACGCCGGCGACGGTGCCGCGCTTGAATGCCATCGCCGCATTGCACGCCCGGCCCAATGCCTGCGCCTGCGCGTAGTCTTGCGCCAGCGCGTTGACCTGCACACGCGACCGACGCAGCTGGAACGGAGACGTGGCATCGATGGTGCTCTGATCCACGGTGCTGATGAGCATGATCACCACCGCCGGCAGCGCCACGCCTTCGTCGAGCATGCTGGCGTAGATGCGCGCCGCGGGCACGATGGCCGTCACACCGGCATCGGCCGACAGCAGCGCGTAGGTGACGGCCTGCGCGTTCATTCGTCGTTCCTGTCGTCGGGGCCGGGCACGTCGATGCCGTGCTTGCTGGCCAGGCGCGTGCGGATGTACTCGCGCACCGCCTCGACGGCTGCCTGCGCGCGGCTGTCCATTGCCGGGCGCAGGAATGGCTTCTTGCGAGCGCCTGGGTGCATCACGCTTGCGCCAACAAACTTCCCGCCGATCTTTAGGCTGCCGCTGTGCAGCATCTTGTTCATCGTCGAGATGCTGTAGGTCTTCAAGCCGCGCCGCGTCATGCGCGATGGCTTGAGGTCTTCGCGCACGCTGATCAAGTGGCGCTTCGTGCCCTTCTCAACCATGTGCGCGTACCAGCCGTCGCGGCCCTTGCCGCCTGCGCGCACATACGACATCACGCGACCAGCGCGCCGATCGAGTTTGACTCCATAACTGATGCCGCGCGCCAACTCTCCACTGCGGCTGATGATGTTGCTTTTGGCTTGGGTGGCGATCACCTTAGCGCCGGCACGCATGGCGCCGCGCATGATGTTGGACTCGATCTTCGCGGGCAGCGTGTCCAGCGCGCGCTGCAACTCGGCCAAGCCCTTGATGCGCACGTCACTCATGCGACCACTCCAGGCACGACAGCTCGAGGCCGGCCCGGCGCCCCAGCTCGGCCGTGCCGATGATGCGCAGCAGGCGCGACCCGTAGCGCACGCGATGGTCCTGGCGCGTGATGCCGTCGCGCCACCGAATCCAGATGCGGGTGGGGCGCGCGTAGCTGACCACGCCCTCGGCCTGGCCGGTGGCGACGCCGGCCTCGGTGCTGCTTTCCAGCACGCGGGCTGCGATGCCGGCAGCCAGTGTCGACCACGTTTCGCTGACGCTGCCGTAGGTGGCGTCCTTGGCCACGCTGCGCGATTCGAGCGTGATGCGGCGGTCGAGGTCACCCGCGCCGAGCGTGATCATTGCAGCAGCCACACCCGATGCGGATCGAGCAGGCGGTCGGGGAATTGGTTGGGCAGCGCC